ATTCATATGTAGGGTACATAATTTTTACATAAATTTCTATTATTTTATCTTCGATTTTAGTATCTATTCTTTTAAATTTACTAGATATATTGTCAAGCATCTTTCTCACCTCCTTATATCCTTTCTAAGCTTCACAGTCATTGGGACATCTCATAACGCCTACAGGTTGGCTTTGATACTTGGGAAGAGAATCATTGAGTACAAATTCCAACATCGTGCCACAGATAGGGCATAATTCGTTAATATCGCATATATCATCCCTTTTCTTAATTAAATTTTTGATAAAACTATCAGGATCATTTTGTAAACAATCTATAATATCATTTATTTCTGTAACTACATCTGTCATACAACAACTATTGACCTCTTTACTATTGCCTATGATTATTTCTAAAACTTCATCCTCATCTACATCAATTAAATCTGCTCTATTTACTATTTCTATCATTATTATAATTCTCCTTTATTATGTATTATTATATTAATTAATCTATGACAATACTCAATACTTCTTGCCTTATTTGTATAATTCTATTTGTTAATATTGTGAGTTCTTCTTCGTCACCCAATTCTAACCATAAATAGCTTTGATTAATACATCCTTGTAATTCATGCATTAGTTCGTTTACTTTCTCTTTATTTCCCATAATTTCTCCTTTTATAGTAATCTTTTTAGCACTAGATTTATGGCAAAATATTTTTGAAATACAACACTACTATTTACTCCAATTCATATATTGGAACTGTTGATTTCTAATAGAGTCCAACTACTCGAGAAATTCGAGCAGTTGCGTATTATTCTCAAATCCCGTATTAATATTATATTTTAAAATTCATTTCTCCAGTACCATCCATCTCAATATTCATTTCTACTTTTCCTTCATTATTTTTATCTTGTGGTAGAATCTTATTCATTGTATTAACTAGTGATATTATTAATTGAGTGTTGTCAAAATCCTCTTGAGTTAATAAATTAGTTCCACACTTTGGACAAGGTTTATTTAGCCATTTATCGTAATCTTCAACCTTAACTTCCATATCTACAAAATCACAATCGATATTATCACACTTAATTCCATGAATACTTAAATCTAATGCATTTTCCATTTAATATCTCCTTTTACTATGTATTATTTTATTATCAATTTTTATCTAACACAATTCTGCATTTGTTCCTAAATATTTAAATAACTCTACCACCATTTCATATCCATAATCCTCGAACATATGTATAATTTTATCTGTCTCAACATCTACAACCCATACGGAATCATTGTCTATAACTAATTTATATTTCTTGCTTTTATCTTGAACTAGCATATCTATCATTTTATTATCTTTATCGTTCATATTAACTCTCCTTTATGTATTATTATATTGCTAATTATTACTTTTTAAAATCATAAAACTTTTCTAGAAAATATATAATTTCTTCAACTTCTCTACCAAAGTCACTTAAATCATTATCCTTACCATGTGAGTCTAAAACCATGTCAAATGCTCTTGCTTTTTCATCTACCGACATTTTATCCTTTAACATATTATCTCCTCCTTTCTTTAATTTGGTTATATTTAAAGTATACTTCTAATCATTACCAAAGTCAATAACTATTTTATATTATTATAGTTATAATTATATATTTAATTTGTCATTCATTTTTAAATTTTCTTTATCCTCTTTTTCACCAATATAGAAACATGCTTTCATGAAACGTGCAGGGTCGTGTATTAACTTAGCATGAACGTAATCTAATAACTCAAAATATTCACATTCTTCAGCTTGAGTTAAATCAATAATTTCTATTGATGGTTTAGCTTGTTTACATTTATAGACAGTTGGTTTTCCTGATTTTCTAAATACTATTTCTTTACAATTCATACAGTAATAACATTTCTTATCCATTTTAAGCCTCCTTTATCTTCTTTCTTAATATAAATCTTAGGTATGAATCTATACATTTTATATTACTTCTTTCAACTCTGAATATATATTATTGTTAACTTATTGTATTTCAGGTATTTGTTCTTTTATATATTTATAAACTCTCCACATTGATAAATTATTTTGACCACTAATTCCTTTACAAACTTCTTTCTCCCAATCTGTTTTATCAATTAAATCTAATACTTTATCTTTTATATTATCATTATGTATTTTAAAATATATTTCCTTACAATATTGTCCTTTATGCGTAGGTATTCTCCCTATTATTCCATTCCCAAATGAACAGATACTTATGTCATAATCAAAATTAATAGATATGTCTTTTTCGTTCCTTCTATATTCCTTTATTTCAACATCCTTTAATTTATAGTTAGGTCTTTTATTTAATTTTCCTATAGGTCTTCTGTAAATATTAAAACAACAATGCAATTTTACATCACTATATTCTCTTAATCCTAAGTCTTCAGAGTAAATCAAATCAAATTTGAATAATTGATAATTATTATTTAATTGAGATATTGGTAATATAAATGCTATGTAATCTCCTAATTCGATAGACTTCTTATAAAATTGTCTTATTAACGTATTTGTACCATATGGAGGATTTCCTATTATACATCTATTTTTCATATAAGGTATGTCTAAGGTTAAATAATCTTGCTTTATTATATTCTCTCCTTCAGGCTCTATATCATACGCCTTATATGGTTTATCTAAATAATCTAAAAATACTCCGCTCCCTGCACTTGGTTCTATGTATTCTGATATATTAGATACTCCTATAATTTCTTTAGTTTTATCTACACAATATTTCGCTAACTCTTTTGAAGTATAATACTTATCTAATTCAATCTTTGACATTAACATAGCTCCTTTTTATTTATTATATGTTATATTATTATAATTAGTCAATCAAAGTAATATTTTATTGGCATTTTGAGTTTTTAAACATAGTGATAGCCACACTCTTAAAAGCTAAATTAATGGAATTAGGGTAAATTTGCTAAAATGCTCATACGTTGTTTTAAAATTGATTTTTGAAACTTTTTAAGATTTATTCAGATTAGAATGGTTTAAATACTTACTATGTATTACTTTTATATTATTTTAGTTTATATGTAAATAGTTTTTCAACTCTTATGTTTTTCTTATCATCTGATACTTTATTACTATCAATCGAGCATTTAACTTCCTTTTCATAAATACATTCAAATTCATTTGGCATTGCATATTCAGATATTAAAACTGTATTATGTATAGCTAATTTCTTAACCCATTCATAGAAATCTTCATAAGGAAACTTTTCAGTTTTATATTTAGTTGTATTTCTGTAAGGAATATCACAATAAATCACATAATTCTTTATTTTATCTATTGGTAAATCTAGAAAGCTTGCGTTTATAAATTTAATTCCTTGTAAATTTGGTGCTTGCTTCTTTAGATTCTTAATAGCTCCTGCCGACCATTTACCACTAGCGTCATCCTTACTATCTCTAGCATATCCACCCCAATATTTAGCACCAAAACTTGCACAGAAGCCAACTAAGCCAACATAATATTTTTCATACTTTTCTTTATTATTTTTAACTTCTATGTATTTATCCTCTAATATTCTTTCAGGAAGCAAATAGCTAAATTCTTGTGTGTATTTTAATAATTCTATTAATTCCTCATGTATATCACATCCTATCTTATTGCTACATTGAATTTTATCAATCATGTTAGCACCTCCTACAAATGGCTCTAAATACCCTTTAGTATCTTTGTTTATATACGACTGGATTATTGGTGCAAGTTCCTTTGATAACTTATTTTTACTTCCTACATACCTCATATTAAATAGTCTCCTTCTCATTTTTTATTATTTTATCATTACTTTCTATTAATGGGCAATCTTCATGTCGTGTCCATCGTTTTCTACCTATCATATTTATATGATTATCATAATCAGCAGAAACTTGACCACAATTTAAAATTCCTCCACCATAATATGATAACTGGCAATCTTCACAGCAAGTTATCATTTCCTTCATCTTAGTTATTAATATAATCATTATATGTATCTCCTCTTTTATATTATTATTTTTCAAACACAATAAATTTGATATTTATTTAGAAATTGGCTTCTAGGATTAGCCTATAGCCCCATTTCTAAAACGGTATTTTTATTATTTTAGTGTTATTTAGTTAAATTGCTCTGTGTTGGTTTTAAATTATATTATGTAATTTTTCGTAAAATTTTATGTAGCTTCGTTTTAAATGAAGATATAGTGATTATTTATATTATTTAGCCTGTAAATCAGCTTCATGTAAAATTAGTAAATTATTATAAGTTTGTTCACCGATTAAATTAATGAGTTTCTTTTTAGATTTTTCTGTCTCTTGGAATAATCTCATATGTAATTGTATTAAATTAGCAACTTCTAATTGATAATCTTGACAAGAACTAGAGTAAAATAAACTCATATAAGCAGATACATTTTCATGGCTGTAGTAATGGGCAATGTCAGTTATTTCACCTTTTGAGTTCTTAAAAGTCTTACAGAACCCTTTACCAACATCATGTAGTAATGCAGTGATTGAGAATATATCATCTTTTATAATAGTATCTAAAACTTCTTGACATTTCCTACAGTGTCCTCCAATCGAGAGGGTATGAAACGGATTATCTTGAGGGATACTATCTAATTCCAAAAGTAAATTATCTAAATTATAATCTTCTTTATTAAAATTATTAATAATATCTATTTCATTCCATCCCTCATGCATTTGAGGAATACAAATATTTTCATACATTCTTCTAATTACATACTCAGGAACTTTTCTATCTCTTTTATTATTTTGTTCCAAACATTTTTCATATGGAGTAGCTATGAAACAACATATTTTTTCACAAGGTATTTTATTTAATTCTTGTAAAAATGCCATCCTCTTTTTACTGCTTATATTTGTAGAGTCTATAATAACATTTTTACCTTGTATTAGATTTTCTTTTACTCTTCTATGTAGTTCTATAAATAGCTCTCCATTGTTTTCTTGATTATTTGCATCGCCATATAGTTCTTCCCTTAGACTATCAGACGATAATATTATCATATTGCCTTCTATGGCTATTTTTTCAGCATAATAGGATTTACCGCTTGCTACTATTCCAACCATCATAATTAAATTAACCATTTTTATATTCACTCCATTCCTTCTCAGTATATTTTCTAAATTCTGTTCTTAGATTATTACAGAATAAATGCCAATTTTCTTTATAATATAGCCAGTCATTATTTTCATTTAAAACTATATCATTATAATATTTATTTGCTTCTGTAAAATCTATTATCTTGCCATATCTTGCACATTGTATTCCGAACATAAGAATTCTAATGCAATGCCATAAACTTTTCTTTGCTATATATGGATTAAAATCTTTCTTTATTATTAATTTCTTCCTGCATCTGTCATACGCATTAGAACAAACCTTCCCAATGGATTTTCTTAGTTCTATTATGTTTATATCTAAACTGAATAGTATTGTTTCTTTGACTACAAATTCTTTAGGAGCGAATATACTTTCTAACGTTTCAATTCTATTGTATATTATCATTTGTTCCCATTCTGTTAACTTATAAAAATTAAAATGGTTATCATAATTCTCTACACTACTAATAAAATTCTCAAAATCATCTATAACAACTATATTGTAATCATAATCAGATTTAGCAGTATAACAACCATACACTCTACTTCCCCATTGATAAATATTTAATACTTTTGGATTATCTATTAATTCTTGTAACATTTCTATCCCTCCGAATCTTCAAATAAGTCTGAATAACTTTCATAATTACATATCATATTTAATTTTTTATATCCTCCTCCACTTCTTTTTAATACATTAAACTCTTTATGTAGATATTTACATCTTATATATCCTCTTACTTCTTTGGGGCAATTATTATCTACCCATATCATAAAGATTTTCTTATCATCCTTTGGCGCTTTATTACAATAAGATTCAACTGTATTTTCTACTAGAGTTTTATATGATATTACGATATTTGCTATTTTCTCAATTCTATCTCTGTAGCTTATTGGTATTTTACACATCATATCATCATATTTATCTTCTGCAATATTTTGTATTATTACATTTATTGAAGCTACTCTATCAAGTAACCTATGTAAGTGAATATAATCGTCTGCTTTAGCTTTTATTAAATGACCATCTAAATTAATAACCCAACCTTCCTTTTCGTGTGCTTCAGCAGTCTTCATTTGTTTAAGAACTTGGTCAAATGTGAGATTTTCTATTTTTGTCATAGGAATATCATATTTTAAAGAATAATATTCAACCTCACCATAAGATAATTGATATCCTGTCATTACATTTCTTATACCAATTAAATACAATCCCTCTTGTTTTTTATCATACAATACTACATGGGCATCCCTTAAAGAGATATATTCAAAAGTAAAAGTATACATAGAATTATCCTTTATCATCCTTTTATAATTGTCTGTGAGCATTTCATATCCTTCTTTTAATCTCCACGAGTTTTTACAATCTAAAGCCATACTTCCTGCCATGAAAATCTCATTATTATAATACCTAGCACTTTGCATAGAACCATCTAGTTTATTCGTTATTTCAACTATTTTGGCATTTTGAATTTCTTGAAGTATATTTTCCATTGAATTTTCTTCGACTTCTCCGATATTAAAGAATTTTCTAAATGGACACAATACAATTGCTTCATTTTCTAAATCTATAACTATACTTCTACATTCTCTATAAATACTATCGCCATCAGTCCACATTGAACGTTGCATTTCAGCAATTCCATAGCGTATTAATAAGAAATTATCACACTGATTCATTTGCAGACACTCAAATATGTCATTGTATTCTTTCTTATTGAGTATTTCTAACCACTTACTAAAAGATTTTTCATTGTTGTCACATGTATTTTTATAATCTTGTTTGATTTTCATAACTAAGTTAAATGTTGGATTCCATTTATACATTCTTTTTCCTCCTTTTTAATTTGTATTATTATAAATATGTATTTAATATAGGAACTATTACAGAACCAGTAATTCCGAATACTTGTTTCTTCTGTTTATCTTCAAGTGATATAAATAATTCCATATTATCTTTCAAGAAATCTTTCTTTGCATCGTTTAATACATATTTAATATATCTACCTATATCTTTAGGTGAGTCTATTTCTCCAAATTTACTCATAACACATTTAACTCTATTCTCATTTAAATATTGTTTATATGTATTTCTTACAGCTTCCAACTCTTCATCAACAATATATATTTTTGGTTCATGTTGTATCTCGCTGAATTCCTTATTCTTTTTCTTAATAAAGAAAGGCGATATTCCATTCATGTAAGTTTTAAACATAGGTTTAATTACGATTCCTTCACAAATATTTTCCTCATCAGTATCGAATAACTTAGAATTAAATCTCGTTTCATAATTTAATGCCTCTGTTAATCCATCTATAATTGCTATAGTTGGCACATACATGTATTCCATATCTAACTCTTTTAATATTTCAATTGTGCTATATGGAGCGAGTAATATATTATCTATGTATATATCAAATATCTTAAATCTTTTAGTATCTCCATATTTAACGCTTTTTTGAATACCTAATCCAAATAATTCCCCGAACACTATAATACTTTCTAATTCATTATCTATTAAATATTGTTTAAAGCTATCAATCTCATTTGTATATTTTTTCATTGTATTCTGATGGTCATAGAAACTTTCATTTACTGCTAACATGGTAGTTCTTTTGCCAAATTGTAATCCATCTTTAGTTATTAACCATTGAAAGTTACAACCATCAACCTTCTCAGTAATTAAAAATGTTTCTGTTTGCAGTAATGGTTGAAGTGTTAGCCAATGACTAATTTCCTTCTCTCTGTAAGAATTTTCAATTGATGGGTATTTTTTAAATTCGCTCATTATTTATCTCTCCTTTTAATTTATATTATTTTAGCTTATAATAAGTTGTTAGAATCATCTTTTTAACAACTTATTCTTCCTTAACGTCTACTTTTCTAAAATAGTCAAAATCATTTTTATGCACTAAAACATTATCACCTAAATCATTTTTGATTAATAATATCTTCGAATAATCACTAGTTATAAATTGTCCATAATATTCTTCGTTTTCAGTATATTTCATAGTTCCATTTGATTTTCTTGCTTTATAAATAAATTTAATCATATTATTTTACATCTCCTTTTTTATTCTGATTTTCTTAACCATTTAATTATTTCATTCTCATTCTCAGTTCCAACTTCATCGTATCTATCTTTTTCATAATTGAATTTGAATAAAGTTATATCTTCTTTTCTTACATAAGATTCTGCATAGCAACGATTTAATGGGATTTTAACTATCGATGCATAATCATATACTCCACCATCATTTATATCACATTCATTATTAGTTATTTTCTCAAATGCAGTTCCATAACTTCCACAATAACAATTATCCTCAAAAGATATTTCATATTTATCATCATCCCAATTCTTCATAAAATCTATGTATTCTTCATATGTTCTAGTTCTCCAACTAGGATAATTAATTTTAAATATTTCATATCCATTTCTTAAATCTTGTTCTGTTTTTACTTTTAGATCTATTGTTCTTACTATATAAATATACTTCATTTTATATCATATCTCCTTTATATTTTTAAATTACTTAATTATATTAGTTATTTCAGTATTTACATCGTATCTTAGATTTTTTATATCATCTATTAATGCACATTTAGTACAAACTAAGTCATTTTCTTTAGTGCATTTACAAGGAATATTCTTTAATTCTAAAATAGCATTTTTAAGGTATATACTTGCATTAACTAGATGTTTTTCATTTCCTTCGATAATCATTAATATCACATCTCCTTTTTTATTTATTTTATATCTTTGTTTTCTTAATCCTTATTCTTTTATTGTACTCAATATTTACCAATGTGTCAATACTTTTTATAAATATTTTTATATTATTTTAATCTCAATAGTAAGAGTATTTAAAACTGATGGTTTATTCACTAATTTGGATTTAAGAATGGGCTATTACTACGTTTATAAAATTGATTAGACTTAAAACTTATAAGATTTCATTACGAATTAGCAATAATTTCCTATAAGTTTATTATATCATATGTAATTTCAAAATACAATACCTTTATTGTATTTATATTATTATATTATTAATGCTAATTTAAACATTTTCTTTATCTAATAATTGTTTCAAAAATGTTTGTTTAATTTTTACTTCTCGCTTGCTAATACAACTTCTAACTGCACTATTTTTAGCCACTAATACACAATACTTTTTGGCTCTTGTTATTGCTGTATATAATAACTCTGCATTGTTTAACTTGTAACTAGAACCATCAATAGCTACTATTACTGTGTCATAACCAGAACCTTGATTTTTATGAACTGTGGAAGCATATGCTAATTCTAATTTTTTACTTGCATCTTTACTTAATAATATTTCACCTAATCCAACAAAATCTACTAAACACATACCATTGTCAATTTCTTTAATGATTCCTATATTTCCATTGAATACTGGAATCTTCTCGCCATCTGCATTATAACAATTATAATTATTTTTAGTATTAATAACTTTATCTCCAACATATATATTATAATATTTTTCATCTTCCTTTTTTCCCTCTAAATGTATCTTAATGAATTTACCAAAATCCATATTTGTGTTAATTAACTTTTGTATTTTTGTATTTAGATTATAACAACTAACACTTCCTCTAATTCTCATAGGTACGACTATTTGTAATTCCATTAAATCTCCCTGTAATTTATCATAATGCTTTAAAAAGTGTTTAATAACATCCTCACTTAAATCTATTGGATCTTTCTTTATATCCAATTCCATATCCTGTAATGTTCCTACTATCATATTACCTTCAAATGATGATTTAAATATTTGTTCTTGATTAGCAATGCTGATTGATGTAGGAATTATTCCACTAAGTAATGCTTGACGATGAGGTTTAGTTAATTTTGAAACTGTGATTACCTCACTATTTAATATATCTGCGTACACTTGGCAATTTCCAATAGGTGTTAACTGTTGAACGTCACCCATTATGATTACTTTAGCTCCATTTGGAACTGCTTCTAGTAATGATAAAAATAAATCTCCATTTATCATTGTAGCTTCATCAATTAATAATACATCACAAGGTAATGGAGTTGTCTTATTATACATAAATTCTCCCATTGACCAACATAATGCTCTATGTATAGTGCTTGCTGGCAATCCAGTTGCTTCAGTTATTCTAACACTAGCCTTACCACTTAACGCCACACAAACAATCTCATATTCTTTATACAATGCACAAATACCTTTTGCTGTACTCGATTTTCCAGAACCTGCAAGTCCTGTAATAGCTAATACATTATTATCTATACCTAATTCAATTGAACTACGTTGTTCTGAAGTAAATTCAAATCCTTGTTCCTCTTCAACTTCTTTAATTATATCGTCTATATCTCCATAATTGAAATTACTTTCTGCATCTCGTATCCTTATTAATTCTTTGAATATTTTTTCCTCTAAGTCATAATATCTTTTTAATGCTATTATATTACCATTATTTAATATTACTATCTCATTATTTTTAATTAAAGATTCTGCTGTTTTATTTATAGCTTCTTGGTCAACATTACCTAAAGTAGCATATATCAAATCCATAAGTTCTCCATATTTTAAATAACTTTTACCCATTTCTCCTTGTTCTATGAAAGTATGTATCATGAAACCCTTGATTCGTCTATAATCATTAAATCCTATTCCTACTTTTAGAGCGATTTCATCAGCTTTTACAAATCCAATTCCATTTATTCTAACTAAATCATATGGATTATTTTTTATAACATTTACAACTATATCAGGTGATTTATAAAATTCAACTAATTTCTTTACCATTGTTGAGGATAATCCTAGTTTTCCTAGTTCAGTATAAATGGCACTGTAATCTTTAGAGTCTTCATATTCTTCAATTATACGTAAAGCTTTTGCTTTCTTAATCCCCTTGACTTTAATTAATGACTCAATATCTTTATTTTCTAATAATGAAATTACATCAGTATACATATCGAATAAGTTATCAACTAAACCCTCATTAATAATATTACTTAAAAATTCCTTTTGTTTCTCTGTGCTACTAATATCTATTTTCTTATTTATATAAAGAATTTCATACGTATTTCCATACTGTTCATTCTTATCAGCTAATTTGCAAGTTACTTTATAAACACTGCCATACTGCATCTTACACACATTTCCTTTTAATTTGATATTTTTCATATCACAATTTTCAATATCTTTAGTTACTTTTGATGTAAATATTGAAAATTCTCCACTATCAACTGTATTAACACCTTTAGGGAAAAAGATCTTCCCTAACATAACTTCACATTTTATTATTAATTCTTCTTCCATTAATACTCAACCCCTTGTATATTTGTTAATTTTAATAGCATGGTTCTGAATCAGTATCTGTAATTAATGCTCCATTTTTACCATAATCTCTATCTAATATTTCATATTCATTAATCCACCAATTTACTTCTGTTTTATGTTCCCCTATAACATTAATACCCTCTTCATCTTTATTAATTACTATAACTTTAGGTTTTTTAGACATAGCCTTTATTAATATGAAATCAAGTTCATGTATTTGTAATATATTAAATATAGATTTAGGTATTTTTAATATATTAGTTGTTCCATGTTTCAAATTATAAGCAATTATTGATTGATTTTTAGTTTGATTTACATTCATTACAAATACTATATTCTCATCAATACTGTCATCCTTTATAGTTATATCATCATATAATTCAAATTCTTGTCGTACTTTATCAAAAATAGGAATATCATCATTCGATAAGTAATTCCATATTTCAATTAATGCATCCTTACTTTCTAATTTAGCATAACTATCTTTTGTATCATTATATTCACTATGTTTTTTTAATATTTCAAATATTTCATTGTTTTGTATTGTTTTAAGTAATACACTTCCTCTAGAACTTTTTTTATTATATAATAATTTGAATAATACCATATAATTCATCAATTTTTTACTTTTTCCATATTTTTTAAACACGTCTATTTTTATGTACTTTGTGAATATAGTATCTGTAATTTTAGAGTTTAATTTTTTAAATTCTAAAAGGTCATAAAAACTAACAGAATTAGAATTTAATATTGACAATATTTTTTCATCATTAGATATTTTAACCTTTTTAACATCTCCCCCTAAGAAATCAGCCAACATTTTACTTGCTAAATTTATGTAATATTCTTTATCTAATTCTGGAGGACACTTAACCCCAATTATATTTTCATTATTTATAAAGCATTTATCAGGTGTGTTTGCTAATTTATCAATTTTAGTTTCAGATTTTACTTTAAATACACCCTTTGCATTTTCATCTTTTGATGCAAATACTCTTAATACTTTTTCGTTAAGTCTTTCATCACCATAAGTTGCATATTTATATAAACTTGTAATCTTGACTATTTTCTGAAATTCAATTAAATCATCACAATTATTAATAGTATCTTCAACTGAAGTCCCATTGACACAATAATTTATAACAGCCTTAGTTAATATAGGTAAATCATTATCTATTTCTTTTCTTTTTTTAACACATCCTTTAGATTTGTAATGACCATCTGCATCAATTATTATATAATTATTAACATCTCTTTGATATATTTTTGAATATATGTCCCATTCTAAATCTAATCCTGTTCGTATTTCCCATTCTTTTGCTATAGATTTAATTTCATCAACTGTTTTCATATCCTTAACTAGCATGTAGACACCATCTGTGTTCGTCTGCAATATTTCACCATAATCTTCAACTTTCTCAACTAAATCTAGCAATAATAATTGCCCTGTCACACAAACTTGATTACTCATTCTTGGGTCAAAGAATGAGTTATTAGGGTCTTTCAAAATTCCATATGTTGCATTCAAAACAAGTTTTAAAGCAAGTTGTTTTTTATCTTTAGCTTTCTTTAATTCTAATCTTCTACTTTTAATTTCTTCATATTTCTTAGGTTCTAATACATTCCTACTTAAACAATCATATAAAATCATTATTGACGGATAAAGTGAGGCAACATCAAAACATACAATCAAACCTTCTCTAAAACAGTTAGGTTTTGCTCCATGTACTCCTCCAAAAGCAAATGTGGTTGGACATCCTGCAACGGTTACTTCTAACTTACGTGAATATGTTAAATTTCTAGGATTTTTATACCAATCTTCGATATATTTATACTTATTTAATTTTAATGTTTCGGGAAATTTAAATTCAAATTCGTCATCTATACTGTGTTGCTTTACTGTACCTAAGATATGTGCTGATAATTGAGCTTTAGTTTTATTAAACATATCCATTTCTAAATCAAATGTATCAATTAATAATAGTTGACTATCAAAATCTTCTCTCTTATATTGAAATACATTTATTGTTTCTTCTACATCATGTATACAATACATCACTGTTTCATCAATTTCATCTTTAGTTAATGGTCTATCTAAATCAAAAGGTATTGATGATTCTTTAATCATACTACCCATAAATCCCTCTAATTGTTTTAAACTATTCATGATATTAGAGACATCAAAGTTATTAAATTTAACATCTTTAGCATTTCTCACTAACTGATATCCATGTTTACCTTTTTCAATGATTCCATCATTAATCTCACATGGATTTTTACCTAATAATATACCTTTTAATATGTATTGGTCATAATTTCTTGAATTGTATCCCACAAAAATATCATCTTTATGTTTTTTATAAAATTCCTCTAACTCATTTTTATTATTTAATATTATTGTGTTCTCTTTAGTTTCATACTCTATAAATACAACCATCCACCAGTTTGCTTTACTGAATACCTCTAAATCAAAGAATATCAACTTGTGATTGCTTTCCATTTTGAACTCCTTTCATAATAAATGATAATATATTATGTATTATTTTATTCTTATTAAAATGTAAACTTTTTAGTTTCCGTTGTAGGTTCATATTTATAATTCTCCATTAATATTTGAGGAGTTATAACACCTTTATAATTGTTAACTTTAAACTTCCCAATAATTGTAAATTTATTATTGGCATTTTCATTAATTGCATTAAACTCTTCTTCTGATGAATTAAATTTAATAAATTCAATACCATGATATTTAAATTTAATAGTGGTTTTATTTTTACCAATAATAGTTACATCTTCTTTATTTAGCAGTATATTTTCTATTGCAAATATAGGCTCATCTAACTTATTACCCCATACATGGTCAAAGCTACCTACATTTTTAATTGTTGATACATTTAATGTTTTATCATTGAATATACCATCAACTTCATATGTTAATATATCGCTCGAAGCCATAGAATTTACAAGTGTGTACAGTTTATTTATATCTTTACTAGGTATTGAAGCACCAAAAGCCATAGGATGTCCCAACGCATATTTAAATAATTTAGTATCTTCACACCATTTTCTAAAATCAGTAATTTCCTTATTTCTCATTCCAGTAGCACTTCCACTCAAATCATTTTTTACTGGACTTAAAATCATAGCATGTTTATGATATATACTAGTAATTTTATTAACAACTATTCTATTATATGTATTGTCTTCTATTTCACTTCCATTAACTATTAATATTTCACTTTTATTTAGATTAAAATTTTCTATTTGTTCTGATAATAAAGCTACACTCTTTTTAACAGTATCATCTTGTTTCTTCTTTAATTTCTTATATATTCTAATCATATAATCTTCTACACACATATCCACTTCACCTTTGCCACGTATCTTGTCTGTGAATCTATCAGGCTCTCCTATAAACGCTTTAAATAAATTTACCTTTGTTTCATAATCACCACCTCTAATTATACAATTCACTGTAGGACTCATATAGAATGCTACACCACTGATTGTAACTGCATTATTCATACTATATGCTTTTTCTTTGAATATAGCTGAAAGGAAATAGTTTTTATTAACTTTATCTTCAATCTGTTTTAATCCTTTTAAAACTAAATATCTACTTTCTAAGTCCCTCATATCACATGAATCTGCAACCATTCCTATTGCTAGTAAATCTAAATACTCATCTGCTAAATCTATATTTAATCTATCATCCAAATACTTGGCGAATTTATATACGATTCCTACGCCTGTCATTGCTTTGTTTTTTATATTATTAGACAATTGATTATTTACTACACATGCATACTCGCTATATTTATATGTTATATGATGATCAAGAACTATTATATCTATTTTATTGTCATATAAAATTTTATGTTCTTTGAAGTCGTTTGAACTTGCGTCAGGAATAATAAGTAAATTATACTTTCCACCGTCTAATTTATTCATTGCTTCTTTTGATAATCCATGTGTTTTTTTACTATGTATTAAATACTCTACATTAAATGGTTTATTTAGTAATTTACATATTTCTTTTAAATATAAGTACATCACTGCTCCACTTGAATATCCATCTAAATCGAAATCCACTTGAATCGCTATTTTACTTTCTTTTTCAATATGTTCTAATAATATTTCTCCTGCCAGTTCCATATTATCAAATTTGTTATAATCCTCAATTACATCCTTTGTTAAATGTAAAAACATATTAGGATTGTCAACACCTCTTGATTTTAATATATTTTCTAAACTATTACTAAGTCCTAATACTGTATCATTCTTTTTATAATTAAATTCCATAAAATTTATATGTCTCCTTTTATATTATTTTTAACTATCAATGTATATTTTATTTTTCATCAATTTTAAAAGTACTTCCTTTGAAACATCTGTTGGGGATTGTTTGTATCCTAATAACCCTTCTGTATCCCACAATACATTTACTTTAAAATAAGGTGATAATGGATTTATTATTTTTTCCCTTATATGCAATTGCCATTCCTTATATTCATCATCATTTACTTCTTTGTACTGTCTATCAAATCCTATTATTACTTCATTAACATCTAAAGATAATAACATGTTTCTTTGAGTATTACTTATACCAACACTACCACATAAAGCTACTGTAAAATTATTTTCTACTCCGAAAAATGAAGCTGACTGAAGCACACTTTTTTCCGATTCAACCAACATTACTTTTTTTATTCTTTTTATACATTCCTGATTCATATTAACTCCATAAAGATTGTTACCTAATGAGTGATTATACATATCTCCACACATTATAAATGGTGTGTATTTACCATAAGTATCTATATCAAAATCTAATGTGGCTCGTTGTCTAATTCCTATTAATTCATTATTTATATCAAAATGAGGTATTATGATACTTTGTCTATAGGTAGAATATAATATATTATATTCTTGCATTATTTCTTCTGAAATATTTTCATTTCTCCATTCGTCTGTATAAATTGGTTGAAACATATTCAGTAAACGTTTATTTAAAATAATAAATTCTTTAGGTATTTTATTCAATCGCTCATATTTTCTTTTATACCCATTAATAAAACTCCAATCACTAATAACTTTTATCCTATCATCATTAAACCCATATTTTATATCAGATATTCCAAGTAATGTGCATATATATGTAATACTTTGAGATAAATTCAATTCTTTAACTTCAGAAACTATCGCTAATATATCTGTCAAGCCACAGGAAGTAAAACAGTAAAATGTTTTAAATTCTTTACTATATGAAAGTTTATTAGGTGAATTACCCCCATGGCAAATTGTATTTAATGTTATATAATCATCTGTTTCCTCATATATAATTCCTCCTAATGTTTGTAGTATGTA